GGAGTATCAACATCAACAATTAATTTTGCAACAGGAAATTATACTGTTACTGTTGGCGCAGGCGGAACTGGTGGAAATAGAGCAGGTGGCTCTGGAAGTCCCAGTAGTTTAATTGGAGGAGCAGTTTCTGTAACATCAAATGGCGGCGGCGGTGGTGGGTGGGGAACTGGTAACACAGCAGGAGCTGGTGGAACTGGAGGTTCACCAAATGGCGGTGCTGGTGGACAAGGTGGTTACTATAATAATAATCCTAGCGGTCCAGCTGGTGGAACTGGAGGTCCAACAATTTCTGGATTTAGTACATATGGTTCTGGAGGAAGTGGAGGTTCGGGAGGTCCAAATGGAACTGGCATTGGATCTGCAGGAGGAACAAATACAGGAAATGGAGCAAATGGGTCTGGATATAGTGCTAATGGTCCAAACGGCGGATCTGGTGTAGTGGTAGTTAGATATCTTAAGACTGCAATAATATAAAATGGGAGTAATAAATGGCTAACAAAGATTTCAAAGTAAAGAATGGTATAGATATCCAAACACCACTTCCTGTATCTATGGGTGGAACAGGACAAACTTCTACTAATAATACTTTGAATTCATTACTGCCGCCCCAATCTGGAAATGCAAATAAAATTTTACAAACAGACGGAACAAATACAACATGGGTAACAAAACCAAATGAATATACAATAGGAAATACGGCGGCAAGACCAGGGTCTCCATCTTCTGGAACAATTCATTCTAATACTGAATTAGGTTATCCTGAATTTTATAATGGAACAACATGGATTCCAATTGGAGCAGTTCCAACTGCTCCTACTGGAGTTACTGCCACAAATCAAGGAACTGGAAGAGCATTTAATAATGGACAGATGTCTGTTGCATTTACTCCAGGATCTGTTCCAGGTTCTACTTATACAGTAACTCCGTCTCCATCAACGTCTCCAAGTACATTTTCAGGTTCTTCATCACCAGTTACTGTAACTGGATTACAGTCTTCAACACAATATACATACACTGTTACTTCAACTAGCGTCTATGGTACATCTGCAGCTTCAACTGCTTCAACAGCAGTTACTGCAACTACCGTACCAGCAACGCCATCAGCACCAACAGCAACTAACGTAACTGGAATAGCATATGGATCATCACCACAAGCTTCCGTAGCATTTACTGCTCCAGCAACTGGTGGATCTACAATTACATCGTATACAGTCACCTCATCTGGTGGTCAGTCTAACACAGGCGCATCGTCACCAATAGTTGTTACTGGTGATACAGCAGGAACTAACTATACTTACACAGTTACTGCAACCAATACTAACGGAACTTCTTCTGCTTCTTCTGCTTCAGCATCTTTGACAGCAGCAACAGCACCACAAGCACCAACAATAGGTACAGCAACAAAAACAGGACAAACAACTGCAACAATATCATTCACAGCTCCTACTAATAATGGCGGATCAACAATTACTTCTTATACTGCAACATCCTCCCCAGCTGGAGGAACTGGTACGTTGTCTCAAGCAGGTTCAGGAACAATAAATATAACTGGACTAACTTCTGCAACAAATTACACATTTACAGTCACCGCAACTAACGCCATAGGAACATCAACACAATCTGCAGCAAGTAATCAGATAACTACAGATGCTGCAACATTGACTACAGATATTATGGTTATTGCTGGAGGAGGATCTGGAGGAACACAAAATGCAGGCGGCGGCGGCGCTGGAGGATTTCAAGTATTTAGTTCACAAGTATTAAATTTACAGCAAGCATATCCAGTAAAAATAGGAGCTGGTGCTGCCGCACCAGGAAGTTCTCAATTTGGAAATAGTGGAAGTAATTCACAATTTGGATCATTAACAGAATCTGTTGGTGGCGGCGGTGGTTATGGAAGTGGAATGAACAGCGGTTCTGTTGCTGGATTAACTGGGGGTTCAGGTGGAGGAGCTGGCGGAACTGGAACAAACTCACCAGGTACTTGGGCAGCAGGAACATCAGGACAAGGTAATCGTGGCGGAGCACAAACAGGAAACTATATTGGTGGCGGAGGCGGAGGAGCATCTGGAGCTGGAGCAGATTCGGGAGGTGGCGGTGGTGCTGGCGGTGCTGCAAATTCATCATATTCTGCATGGGCAACTGCAACCAGTACTGGAGTTAGCGGAGCCTTTGCTGGAGGTGGCGGAGGAGGACCAGGCGGCGCAGGAGGTGGCGGAGGAGCAACGTCTGGAGGAGGAACCTCTGTAAGTTCAGCTACACAAAATACTGGAAGCGGAAGTGGAGGAACAAGAGATCCAGGAACTGGCGGTGGCGGTGGTTCAGGATTAGTTATAGTAAGATATGCTGGATCTCAAGCTGCAACAGGAGGAACTGTTACTTCTGCTGGAGGCTATACATATCATAAATATTTAAGTACAGGATCTTTTTATACAGGTTTAGGAACAGCAAAAGCAACTGGTGGACTTATAAGTTATGATAATACTTATGTTTATCATGCATTTACAGGAACATCAAACTTTGTTCCATCTCAAAATATATCTAATGCTGAAATTTTAGTTATAGCAGGAGGTGGATCTGGAGGACTACAATATGGCGGTGGAGGTGGCGCTGGTGGATTAGTTTATACTTCTGGAAGATCTTTTAGTAGTGGAACTACTTATACAGCAAGCATAGGTTCTGGAGCTCAATCAGCGGTTGAAAGTGCAAATAGAAATGGATATCAAGGACAAAGTTCATCTTTAAGTGGTTCTGGATTTTCTACAATAACTGCAACAGGTGGTGGAGCAGGCGGAGGAGATTATGGAAATAATCCAAATGCTGGCGGAACTGGAGGTTCAGGTGGAGGTGGATCTCAATGGAATGGAGGTGCAGGTGCTGGAACTTCAGGTCAAGGAAATAATGGACAAGCTGGTGGTGCATATGGAACCTATGGCGGAGGTGGTGGAGGTGCAGGAGAAAATGGCGGAACTGATGGTAATGCACAGGGTGGAGATGGATCGTCTGCATATTCTCAATGGTGCAAATCAACAGGATTTGGAACTCAAGACGGATTAACTGGAACATGGTATATTGCTGGCGGCGGTGGTGGTGCTACAAATACTGAAAATCCACAGGGCGGTTTAGGTGGTGGAGGAAATGGAATTAGATATTCTGGTGGATACTCAAATGAAGTTGGCTTAGCAAATACTGGTGGCGGCGGTGGTGGAGCATTCCCAGGAAGATTCTACACTTCAGGATCAATAAACTTAGGAGATTCAACTAACGGAGGATCTGGTATAGTTATTATCAGATATCTAAAGTAATTTTTTGATTAAAATAAGGAGAAAAAGTGGCACATTTTGCAGAAATAGATGATCATAATAATGTGATACGTGTATTGGTTGTTGATGATTTATATGAAGAGAGAGGAAGCGAATATCTTTCTACTGATTGTGGACTTGGCGGCAGATGGATAAAAACTTCTTATAATACATTTGGAAATACTCATAGATTAGGTGGAATACCTTTAAGAAAAAATTTTGCTGGACTTGGAATGATTTATGATGAACAAAGAGATGCATTTTTATACCCAAAACCATTTCCGTCATGGATATTAGATGAAGAGTCATGTTTATGGAAAGCTCCAGTTCCTAGACCAGATGACGATAAATTTTATTATTGGGACGAATCAATAGGCTCTTGGCAAGAACAATAATATATTATATAATAAAGTAAATAGTAGAAAGAAGTGAAAATGTCTTACGAAGTATTTGACAATTATTTAGATGAAGATAGCTTTAAATTAATAAAATCAATATTTGTAAATAACTATAATTTTCCATGGTATTATAATGAAATTATAACCAAAGAAAATTTAGATGAAGAATTTAACTTAGATAGGCATCAATTTACTCATGTTTTATATAGAGAAAATCAAGGGGTGTCCTCCGATTTCTATCAGTATATAGTTCCACTCATTGAAAAAATAAATAGTCCATTGCTCATGAGAGTAAAAGCAAATTTGGGAACAAGAACTGAAAAACATGTAGAGGGCGGATTTCATACAGATTCAAAACTTAATCATAAAACAGCAGTATTTTATTTAAATACTAATAATGGATATACCTTATTTGAAAATGGAGATAAGGTAGAAAGCCTTGAAAATAGGCTAGTAGTGTTCAATTCAGATGTCCTACACACAGGAGTATCCCAGACAGATACTAAGATTCGCTGTCTTTTAAATATAAACTATTTTTAAAACATATATGGTAAAATAGACTATAATCCAAAAAGGGGACAGTGAACCTGAATGGCAGATAAAGATTTTAAGGTAAAGAATAAGCTCATAGTCAAGGGCATTTCTTCTGCTGGCCCGCTCACAATTGATTCAAGCGGAAATGTAGATTCTACTAGCAGCATTCCTACACAATATGGCGGAACAGGTACAACACAATCTCCAAATGCTGGACAAATTTTATACTCTTCTTCTGGCACAAACTATTCTCCAACTTCTCTTACATCCCTATCATTTCCAGCATCATATACAACATCAGAACCTTCCAGCCCAATTGTAGGACAAATTTGGATAGATTCAGATTCTGACAGTCTTTCTTTTGATACAAATTTAATTCGCAGACAAGCATTTACAGCAACTGGTGGACAAACAGTATTTACAACATCTATATCCTTTATAGAAGGATATGAGCAAGTTTATTTTAATGGTCTCCTTTTGCTACGTACAACAGACTATACAACATCTGGTGGAAATACAGTTACTCTAACATCAGCAGCGGCAGCAAATGATATCGTAGAAGTAGTAACAATAACTAATCTTAATTCAGTAAATACATATACACAATCGGAAATAGATTCAGCATTATCTGCTAAATTATCTACATCTACTGCCGCATCTACATATTTAACACAGTCTAATGCAGCCTCAACTTATTTGACGCAATCTAATGCAAGTTCAACTTATTTAACACAGTCTAATGCTAGTTCTACATATGTTCCACAAACTAATTATAGTATTGCTGGTAAGAATGCGGTAATCAATGGTGGTATGGACATTTGGCAAAGAGGAACTTCGTTTTCTTCATATACAGGTTCTAAATATACAGCAGATAGATGGTTGGTTGGAACAACTACAGGCGGTGGCGCAACTGTCGTTAGTAGAGAAAACACTTCTGACACGACAAATTTACCATTTATCCAGTACTGTGCACGAATTAAACGGAATGCAAGTTCAACAAACACAGACCCGATTTATTTAGTGCAGAATTTTGAAACAGTAAACTCAATACCTTATGCTGGCAAAACTGTAACATTGTCTTTCTATGCTCGCTCAGGTGCTAACTTTTCCGCAACTTCTTCGGCTTTGACCGTTGCTCTTTTTACTGGCACAGGAACTAACCAAAATAGATTAAATGGGTCATATACTGGAGATGCTCAACCTATAAATAGCACCGCTACTTTAACAACTAATTGGCAGCGTTTTAGTTACACCACAACTCTTTCGGCAAGTATAACAGAATTATCTATAATTTTATTTTATACTCCTACTGGAACAGCTGGAGCAAATGATTATTTTGAAGCCACAGGTATTCAGTTAGAGATAGGTTCAGGAGTCACACCTTTTACTCGTGCTAACGGAACTGTTCAAGGAGAATTAGGTACTTGTCAAAGATATTATTATGCTATTGTTCCAACTGATGTTTATCAGGATTTTTTTAATGGCTCTACAAATGATCAAACTACTTATGCTAGATATTGTGTAAAATTTCCCGTAACAATGAGAGTTGCTCCAACAATGGGAACAACTGGCACAGCATCTGATTATGCAAATTTAGTTAAAACTGGATTTGCTCCAGCGAGTGCTGTTCCTACTTCTAATAATTCTAGAGTAGACGGAATAACAGTTTATATATCTTCTGCTGCACTTACCACTGGCGATTCTCCGTGTCTTCGTAATTCAACAGGTGGCGTTAATAATAATAACTGGCTTACCTTTAGTGCGGAGTTGTAAAATGATAAAGTATGAAGAAAAAGAAATAGACAGCAAATTATATATTGAAATGACTGATATAGATGGACGAATTTATTCAATACCAAAAGACCCTGCTAATTCTGATTATCAGAGGTATTTAAAATGGTTGGAGGAAAATAATGTCTAGAATCAGAGATATAGCAAACCTATTTAGCGGATCAACAGATGCGGCAACTGATGCTGAAGTAACTGCTGCAATTGCTGCACACAATAATGCTACTACCTCTGTGCATGGTATTACAAATACTGCTTCTCTTGCTACATCATCTTCTGTAACTTCCGCCATTTCTACACATAACACTGCAGCAAATGGTCATACAGGAAGAGGTGACACTGCTTCCCGACCAAGCTCTCCAACAGCTGGGGATATTTATGCAAATACCCAAACAGGATTCATGGAAGTATATACTGGAGCAACATATGGATGGGAGCAAGTTGGTGGAATTGCATCAGCAGTAACAGGAGTTACTGCAACTAATACTGGAACATCAAGAGCATATAATAATGGTGCTGCTTCAGTATCATTTACCCCAGGAACAATTCTTGGAAGATCATACACTGTCACTTCATCACCAGGTTCATATACAGCATCTGGCTCCAGTTCACCAATTACTATTACAGGATTACAGTCCTCAACACAGTATACATACACTGTAGTTGCAACAAATAATTATGGATCATCTTCTGCAAGTTCTGCTTCTAGCGCAGTTACTGCAACAACTGTGCCTCAAGCGCCAAGCATATCTGCAGCGGCTGCAACTTCTAGTGCAACAATTACTATAACACCAGGAGCAACTGGTGGATCTGCTATTACACAATATTCTATTACATCAAATCCTGCCACTACAACACAAACTACATCAAATACAACATATACATTTACAGGATTAACTAATGGAACTTCTTACACATTTACAGCTACAGCAACAAATGCTAACGGTACATCAGCCACAAGCTCTACAAGTAATTCAGTAATACCTGTAGCACCACAAAATTTTGATGTTCTTTTAGTAGCAGGCGGCGGTGGTGGTGGAGCTCGTCAAGCAGGTGGCGGTGGAGCAGGAGGTATTTTTTATGCATCTAGCCAGGCACTTACCATAGGTACCCTATATTCAGTGACAGTTGGAACTGGAGGAACTGCAAGCAATAATCAGTCTGTTAATGGAGGTAATGGAACAAATTCAATATTTGGTTCTTTAACTCAAGCAGTCGGCGGCGGCGGCGGGGCAGGTAATGCTACAGGAGATAGTGCTGCAGCAGGAGGATCTGGTGGTGGAGCTAATAACTGTTATAGCGGATACCCAAATACTTTTTTTCCAGGCGGAGTCTCTAATCAAACTTCAACTGGTGGAATTGGATATGGAAATGCTGGAGGAAGAAGTGATTTACAGGGTGCAGGCGGCGGTGGAGGAGCAGGAGCAGTAGGGGGAAGAGGAACAAATCAAACAAATCAAGCAACAGGAGGAAATGGAATATCTACATATTCTTCTTGGGGATCAATTACTGGCACTGGGCAAAACATATCAGGAACATATTGGTATGCAGGTGGCGGTGGTGCAGGTGGTGGCGGTGGTCAATATGGTGGTACTGGAGGAAATGGCGGTGGAGGAACTGGAGGAGGAAATCCTTCTGGAACTATAATCTATCCAACAGCTGGATCAGCAAACACAGGCGGTGGTGGTGGAGGAGGAGGCAGTACTGGTTCAGATTCAAACAGTTGGACAGCAGCAGCTGGGGGTTCAGGAGTTGTTATAATTAGAACAAGTGGAACTTATACCGCATCCGCTACTACTGGCTCACCAACTCGCACAGTAAGCGGAGGTTACACATATTACTGTTGGACTGGAAATGGGAGTATAACAATATAATGGCACATTTTGTAAAATTAGATGAAAATAATAATGTATTAGAGGTGCATGTCGTATCAAATGCTGCTCTAGATGAATTAAATGAAGAACAAAGTGGTATATCTTTTTTAACCGAATGGTCTGGAGGATATTCTAATTGGAAACAAACATCTTATAATGGAAAAATTCGTAAAAATTATGCTGGTGTAGGATATTTTTATGATGAAAATTTAGATGCATTTATTCCACCAAAACCTTATAATTCTTGGATTTTAAATGAAGATACATGTCTTTGGGAAGCCCCAGTCCCAATACCAAATAATGATAATTTTTACTCATGGAATGAGGAAACTCTTTTATGGGATGAGGTAAATAATGGCTAAGTTAATTAAAGTATGGGATGGAACTCAATGGCAATCCGTTGGCGTTGCTGCTGCACAGGGTCCTACAGGCCCTACAGGGCCAACTGGACCAACTGGACCAGCTGCTGTAACAAATCAATCCATATCTTCAAATATAACTTTATCTGCTGGTGTTAGATATTTTGTAAATACATCTGCTGCTAGAACTCTTACTTTACCCTCTTCCCCTTCTGTAGGAGATGAAATTCAAATTTCAGATGCTTCTGGACAAGCTGCAACAAATAATGTAACCATAAATTCAAATAGTGGTAAAATTAATGGTACTGTGCAAGATCTTATAGTAGATACTGATGGAGCTATATTTGCTATTATTTATACTGGATCTACATATGGATGGGTGGTCAAATAATGCCTCTTAATTTTTCAAGCTTAGGCGGAACGCCAAAAGGTACTACTGCAAATCGTCCATCAAATCCAAATATCGGTGATACTTATTATAATGGTACATTGGGTAGACAAGAGATTTATACTGGTGCTTCTACGGGCTGGAAGGCTATGAATTCAGCAGCACAAATTCCAACAGTCGTAGCATCAAATACATCAGGAGCTGCATTTGGTAGTGCTTCTGCAGATATAACAATTACACCAAATACTTCTGGAGGACTTGCAAGTTCTTATACTATAACATCAAATCCATCAACTACTTCACAAACCACAAGTAATACATCATATACTTTTACTGGATTAACTGCTGGCACGTCTTATACTTTTACAGCAACTGCAACAAATGATTATGGTGTTTCTTCTGCAAGTTCCGCAACATCTTCGATTACTGCAACTACTGTGCCTCAAGCGCCAAGCATATCAGCATCTTCAACATCTAATATTGCATATGGGTCAACACCGACAGCAAGTGTAACAGTGTCTGGTGCAACTGGCGGATCTTCTATAACCAACTACTCATACTCCACCAATGGATCAACTTATACAGCATTATCACCAGCGCAGACATCAAGTCCATTAACAATTGATGGTGGATTTACTGCTGGAACTTCGTATGGAATCTACATTAAAGCAATTAATGCTAATGGATCATCTAGCACATCTTCTGTTTCAACATTTACAGCAGCAACAGCACCGCAGGCACCAACTATTGGAACACCTACTGCTACAAGTGCTACTACAGCATCTATTCCATTTACTACTGGAAACACTGGTGGATCAACTATAACTAATTATTCTTATTCTTTGGATGGAACAAATTATACTACACTATCACCAGCGCAAACAACATCTCCTTTAACTATATCTGGGTTAACACAAAATACTTCTTATACATTTAGAATAAAAGCAATTAATAGTATAGGAACTTCCTCAGCCAGCTCACAAAGTTCTTCCATAACTACTCCAGTAGAATTTACATTAACTTATAACTTAGTAGCAGGTGGTGGCGGTGGGTGGTCGGCAAATGGTGGTTCTGGCGGCGCAGGAGGTCAACAGCTTACGTCTACAGCAAATATAGGAGTCGGAACTTCCTTTACAGTTAGTGTTGGTGCGGGAGGCAATGGAAGTCAATTTGTATCACCATACTCAACTAATGGAGGAGTCACGACGCTTTCTGGAGGTGCAGTAAGCTTATCTTCTACAGGAGGAGCAAGAGCTACTGGTGGAGTTGGATCTGGAAATGGAATTGCAATTGATGCTAAATCTGGAAGTGGTGGAATAGGATCTAATGGAGGTCCTGGTGGCGCTGGTACAGCTGGCGGTGCTGGTACAGCGCAGGTTGATGGAGTGACTCGTGCAGGTGGAGGTGGTGGTGCTGGATGGAATAACTCTGGCGGAGCAGGCGGAGCAGGCGGAGGTGGAGCAGGGGCTAGCGGTGATAGTGGAATGAATGGCGGAAATGGGACTGCAAATACTGGTGGCGGTGGAGGCGGCGGTGGAACTGGAGGTAACTATACAACTAATGGTTTTGGCGGAATTGGAGGTTCTGGTATTCTAGTGCTTAAATACCCAGATACAAGAACAATATCTTTAGGTGCAGGAGTTACTGGATCTACTGGAGCAGCATCTGGAGGATTTAAGACAACTTTAATAACTGGCGGAAGCGGAACAGTATCCTGGTCATAGTATTTACTTTCTTATACTAATATAGTAAACTATATACATGCGATTTCATGTAATATCATTACCACATACTAATACAACAAAAGAATTTGTTTCTTGCGCTTATACTGAAAAAGTAAGACGATTTTGTAATATGATGAAGTCTTTAGGTCATACCGTATATTTATATGGTGGAACAAAAAATGAAGCGGAAGTAGATGAATTTATAACCTGTATATCAGAAGAAGATAGATCAGAATTTGTAGGAGATAAACATTTTTCAGATGTAATATTTGATCCTAAAAATAAATACTGGCAAATGTTTAATAATAAGGCTGTAGTAGAAATAGCAAAAAGAATAGAACAAAAAGATTTTATATGTTTAATTGGCGGGAATTGTCAAAAACCAATAGCAGATTCTTTTCCCGCACATATGTCAGTAGAATTTGGAATTGGCTATACTGGAGTATTTACTAATTATAGAGTATTTGAATCTTACGCATGGATGCATATGGTTTATTCCGCCTACAAAGATCCATACTCTGTAGATGGCAAATATTACGATGCTGTAATTCCAGGATACCTTGATCCAGAAATGTTCCCACTTGTAGAAAAGAAGGATGACTATTATCTATATATAGGAAGATTAATAGAAAGAAAAGGTTGGAGAATTGCACAAGAAGTTTGCGAGGCTTTAGGTAAAAGATTAATTGTGGCGGGATCTGGAGAATTTTCTGGATATGGGGAATATGTAGGATTAGTAGGAGCGGAAGAAAAAGCAAAGTTAATGGGAAACGCTATTGCTACTTTTGTTCCCACCCAATATATAGAGCCATTTGGTAATGTTAACATTGAATCACAGGCCTGCGGAACTCCAGTAATTACAACAGATTGGGGCGCATTTACAGAAACCGTGATTCAAGGTGTTACTGGTTATAGATGTAGAACATTTGATGAGTTTTGCAGGGCGGCAGAAGATGTAAAGTCGTTATCTCCAGCACAAATAAGACAGCATGCTATTGATAAATATTCTGTTGATACAATCAGATATGAGTATGATAAGTATTTCCGCCGCCTTTTAAACCTATGGAATAAAGGTTGGTATGAAAGGTAAAATGGTATAATTTAAAGATATGGGAACAACGGGCAAAGGTTTTAGATATCCACAGTATTCAGACACTCCAGATATTCCAAGAGATTTAAGTTATCTGGCAGCCGATGTTGATGCTTATCTTGACGCACACCCAGGCCCATCTGGTCCTACTGGCGCAACAGGCCCACAAGGATCAACAGGTCCAAGCGGAGCAACAGGCGCTTCAGGTGCAACAGGGCCACAAGGTGTAACAGGCCCACAAGGCGCAACTGGACCACAAGGGGTAACGGGCCCATCTGGTGCTTCTGGTGCAACTGGCCCTCAAGGAGTTACTGGTCCACAAGGTTTAATTGGTGTTTCAGGTGCAACTGGACCTAGCGGTGCAACTGGTCCATCAGGTGCAGGCATAGAAGTTTTAGGTTCATATGCAACTCTAGCGGCATTGCAGTCAGCACATCCAACAGGAACAATTGGAGATGCTTATCTTGTAAATCAAGATTTATATATTTGGGATTCAGTTGGATCAGAATGGGATAACGCTGGAACTATTCAAGGACCACAAGGTGCAACAGGACCACAAGGCGCAACAGGCCCACAAGGATCAACAGGTCCACAAGGAAATATTGGTTTATCTGGCGCAACTGGTCCTCAAGGTGCAACAGGACCACAAGGTGCAACTGGACCGCAAGGAATACAGGGTATAGCAGGTCCGTCAGGTGCAACAGGACCACAAGGTATAACAGGGCCTACTGGACCTTCAGGCGCAACTGGACCGTATGGAATATTTACTATATCATCAGATACGCCACCATCTTCACCAACAACAGGTCAAGCATGGTATAACTCTACAAACGGATTAACTTATATCTATTATGATAGTTACTGGGTAGAAATAGGAAATTCTTTAGCTGGTCCCACAGGTGCTACTGGACCTTCAGGCGCAACTGGACCACAAGGAGTATCAATAACATTTAAAGGAAGTGTGGCAACAACAGGACTTCTTCCTTCTTCAGGAAATACAGTTAATGACGCATATATAGTAGATGCTGATGGAGATCTTTATATTTGGAATGGTTCTTCATGGTATAGTACTGGACAAATTGTTGGGCCACAAGGACCACAAGGCGCAACTGGTCCTCAAGGAGTTACTGGTCCATCAGGACCAACTGGCCCACAAGGCGTGACTGGTCCTCAGGGACCTCAAGGAGTTACTGGACCACAAGGAATTCAAGGTGCAACAGGCCCTCAAGGTTTAGGTAAAATAGTTCAGGTAGTACATGGAACATCTACTGCTGCTGTATCTTCAAATTCTTTACAGGGTACAAAACAAGACACAACTTTATCTGCTACAATTACACCAACTTCTGCATCAAATAAAATTTTAGTCATATTTAATCAAGTTTATAATAAAGATGTTAACTCACAACAGTCCAGTATGTGGCTTGAATTGTGGAAAGATGCGTCTTTAGTAAAACAATTTTTCTTAGATGCTGGTTGGAGCTACACCTACCTTGCAGCACATACTTGGAAAGGACTTGTATTTAGCGGAAGTCATTTTGATACTCCATCTACTACATCTGCAATAACATATAAAACTAAATTTACTGGCGGATATGGGCACATGAATGTTAATGACGGAACTATCACAAGTTGTAGTACAATGATATTAATGGAGGTAACACCATAATGCATGTAGGTGGAGAAGTTTTAAAAATGTTAGTTCCTGATAATATATCCTGGACTATAACTGGAGATGATTATTCTGGAATTGTTTGGCATAACTCAGATCCTTATATTACCGAGTCTGAATTTAATCAGGGAAAACTAGATCTTAATAATTATTTAGAAGAAAAAGAATCTGAAAGAATTTCTAAAAAACAAATTGCTTTACAAAAAATAGAACAACTAGGGTTAACAGAGGAAGATATTCTGTTAATTATGGGTGGTTGATATGCCAATGGATTTTCCTAATTCCCCCACATTAAATCAGACATATACAGTTTCTGGCACAACATGGCAATGGGATGGATCTTTATGGAATATAGTTAGAATTCCAACTGGTGCGTCAGGCGCAACTGGCCCACAAGGTGCCACAGGACCATCTGGCCCACAAGGTGCCACAGGACCTCAAGGCGTAACAGGTCCTCAAGGTACAGCAGGTCCGTCAGGCGCAACTGGTCCAGCTGGATCAAATGCAACTGCATATTCAAATGGAACTAATACTTCTAATACAAACAAAATTTTTTATACTACTGGCGCCCAACCAACTGGGACGGCAGCTGGAGACCTTTGGGTAACTTACTAACATGGGCCTATATGTATATAATGGCTCTTCATGGAGTAGTCAAGCAACTGGATTAAAACTATATAATGGCTCTACTTGGGTAAATGTAACTAGGGGATATGTATATAACGGATCTTCATGGAGTCAATTCTATCCAGAAGCACCTGCAAATACGGCAGCGCCAACAATAACGTTATCCTCTGGAGGAATTTATCCTGCTGGAATTAATCAAACTTTAACTGCATCGACTGGTACATGGACAAATAACCCAACAAGTTATTCATATCAGTGGTACGCAAAAGGAAACGGAATAGGATATTCTGCAATATCAGGAGCAACATCTTCAAGCTTTGCATTGTCTGGTACCTATGCTGGAGCAACAATTAAAGTTACAGTTACTGCAACTAATGCAAGAGGAAGCACATCTGTAGATTCATCAGAAGTCGGAGCATTTGGACCAGGAGCTTTAACTGGATTAACTGCTAGTAGGACAGGAACAGGAACTGCATTTGTTAGTTGGAATGCTTCAAATGGCGCAGATAGATACTATGTTCAATCAAGTCCACCATTTGCATCAACAACTACTACTGGTACAAGTATTACAATAACTGGACTTACTGGACCTACCGCAGGTATTTATGTTGCAGCAGAAACTACTAAATGGGGATACTCTATGGGTCTACAAGGTTCTGGAGCAAGTACAAGCGTAAGCGGTTTACCATAAAATAAGGAGGAATAAATGGTTACACAATATGAATATCTGTCAGACGCAGATAAGAATGCAATTAAAGAAGCAGCAATGCGTGGATTGGAATATCATGTCTACGGATTAGAACAGCAATTGCTTATTGCAAATGCTGCAAATGAGCCAGATGCTGTTGTTATCGCTCAAATTGAAGCGGCTATTGCAGAAAAGCAAGCACAAATTCAAGTTCTTAAGTAGGAAAAATGTCTTACAAAGCAGCAGTCTTATATGACTATCCTATAGCATATTACCCACTAGACGATATTACTACCGTTGACCTGGTACAAGACTTTACTGACTTTTTAGCACAATTTGCTACTTATCAAGATGTTTTAGATAATGTATCTTCGTATGCAAATATTTATGGAGATGTGGCATATGATCACTCTGGATGCGAAAACGATGGGAACTATATCGGAGACCCAGAAACAGAAATACTTCCAATAGTTGCAGGAAATGGAAGAGCTACAAAAATAACAAATGAAAATTCTGTTGTTTATAATATAAACAATGACTATACTGCAACCGCCACAAACAGCCAATTCGGAACAGCATCCTCTTCAGATAATGATTTTACAATAGAATTTTGGTTTTATCCATCATTTACTACAAGCGCAGAAACTCCAATTATAGCAGACCCAACAAATGAAATTGGAGTATTTTACGAAAAAGGTAATATTACTTTTAAAGTAGAGACACAAGAATTAAGCTATACCCTACCGTCAGTCAATAAAGTTTTTTATGTAGTATGTTCTTATAATCAAAATTATTTATATATTTATATAGATGGGGTTTTAGTAGAATATAAACAGTTAACAAATTTTGTATTTACTAATGAATCTTTATCTCTAATAAGCGGACCTACATCTAACGCATCAGACTACTTTTTAATAAATAGTGTTGGTATTTATAGATATGAATTAAGCCAAGAATCAATTCAATATCATATGTACGAAGGAAGATCTTTATTGCCGACTCAGGTAGCACAAGCAGATAATGGACAGGTGTTTAATATCTATGATAATGGTTTAACTCAAACATTTAAATATGAATATCCAACAAATAAATCATGGAATGACATTGTTGAAGATGGATTATATTACATAGAAACAGAATCAGCAGAATATCTTGAAATTATAAAAACAGAATCAGCAGCATCAAGCACAGTAATATTAAATGATTTTATTCCAATCAACCCATCAATCACTGCTGATAGGTCTAAAATAGAGTGGGCAGGAGATAATGGAGTAACAGTAGAAGTAAGTACAGATGGATCAACATATACTTCTTGTATAAACGGTGAACAGATTCCTGGATATACTTTAAATAGTTTTGGTAATATGGAAGGTCTTTATTTAAGAATAACTATAAATTCATCTGATACAAGTAAATTTATTCCAAGGCTATATAAGCTTACAGTTAAATTTTATAATGGACAAACTCTGTATGCTGAAAATGGTTATGCTTATATAACATCTTTAGAAGGCGATAACGCAGTTTCAGACTATAGAATAACATTCGGGAATAACAAATATGATATTCTTTCTAGACATAAATTGAATGGATTAAAAACTGTTACAGATTCTGGATTTCATGTAACTACCGCAGACGGAATAAATACAGTAGAGTTTTTCTATACTCCATTTTCTTTGACTACAAGCGGTCTAATATCAACTGTTGGAACAAATGGATATTCAGCTTCAAATATATCCTGGAATAATTTAGGGACAATGTCAAAGACTAATATTTCTGCTTTATATGTAAATGGGGTAAATAAGACCTCAGAAACAAATGTATCCAATATATTTAAGGAAGATCAATTACATCACGTCGTAGTAGTATTTTCTTCGGCAGTATCTAATGAAATTAGATTTAATTATTCTTTGTCTGGATCGATTCCTGCCCTATATCAATACATATCAATATATCCAAATTCCTTTAATAGTACCAAGGCTGCCGATCATTATGACTATTATATTAGAAGAGATACAGAGGTCATAACCGATTCGTCTACCTTAACCATGACAGAAGACAGTGTAAATTATTATAATAATGACTGGATAGTGATACAAAATACATAATTTTGTCACTCTACGTGACAAAAAGCTGGACTTAGACCATTAAAGGTGGTAAAATAAAGGTCTATGGATATTAAAAGAAGTAGCGTAAAGGTCGGACCAGAAGAAACAACGCTTGGAATTTATGTCTGGGAAATGCCAGATGGACGGTGGATAGGTGATGATGATGGCAACTATCTTTCAATTACATCCATGAAGGGCAATAAATCTCGTATAGATGCATTGGCTAGAGAAGTAAGGTCATACGGAATCTACGAGGGAAAGCCTTTGTTTTTGTCAGGGCGGAGAAAAATTGATGATGAAGAATTTGAATATCAGCAACAAAGATTAAAGTGGGGCCTAACTCCAGATCCTCTAGATATTGGAGTTTACAAAGAAGAAACTAGGAAAGCACAAGGACTAAAATAATGGGACTAATTGAAGACGATAACCAAGAAATCGATACAGGAGTTCATGCTCTAACTGCGTCAGATTTCCACATCCCGTCAGTAAATGTTGTAAAGACTACTGATGCCTTTATGGTGTCTGGCGAAGAATTGCAAAAGGTTCAAGGGCTTGGTGCTTCTTTCCGCCGTAAAATGAATCGTAATCTTCAAAAGAGATTTGTTGGTATTGAAGGCGTAGAAACACAGCAGAATCTTCTTGCACAAGCCATTACTGGCTATGCAATGTTTGACCTTATTGAACCTCCATATAATCTTGAATATCTTTCACATATTTATGAAATTTCACCATACAACTATGCAGCAATTAATGCTAAGGTTTCAAATATCGTAGGTCTTGGATATGACTTTATTGAAACACGTAAAACAATGGATGCGATTGATGGTATTGATAATGAGAATCAGTTAGAGCGGGCACGTAGAAAGCTTGACAGACTTCGTCAAGATTTACATGAATGGCTAGAGGATTGCAACGAAGAAGAAACATTTAAAGAGACACTAATTAAATTCTATACAGATGTAGAAGCAACAGGAAACGGCTATCTAGAAATTGGTCGTACAACTTCTGGAAAGATCGGATATATTGGACATATTCCAGCAAAGACAATGCGTGTACGTCGTCTTCGTGATGGATTTATTCAATTGCTGTATGGCAAGGCAGTATTCTTCCGTAATTTTGGAGATCAAGAAACTCCAAATCCAATTGCGGAGGGAAGCGATAGACCAAATGAAATTATTCATTTTAAGAAATATACACCACGAAACAACTACTATGGAATTCCAGATATTGTGGCAGCAGCAAATGCTATGGCAGGAAATGAATTTGCTGGTAAATATAATCTAGATTATTTTGAAAACAAGGCTGTCCCACGATATATTATTACTGTAAAAGGTGCAAAGCTTTCTACAGAATCTGAACGAAAACTTCTGGAATTTTTCCAGGTCGGTCTTAAAGGAAAGAATCATCGCTCACTTTATATTCCACTACCAGCAGACTCACCAGATTCAAAGGTTGAATTTAAAATGGAGCCAGTGGAAGCAGGGGCACAGGAATCTTCATTTAATGTTTATCGTCAATCAAATAGAGATGAAATATTAATGGCACATCGTGTTCCTATTTCTAAAATTGGTAGTCCGCAAGGAATTTCTTTGGCAAATGCTCGTGATGCAGATAAAACATTTAAAGAGCAGGTTTGTCGTCCAGTCCAAGATATTTTGGAAAAGAAATTAAATAAATTAGTTGAAGAAATGACAGATGCTCTTCAAATTAAATTTAATGAATTAAGTCTAACAGACGAAGATACTCAGTCTAAGATTGATGAACGTTATTTGAGGATGCAAGTAATTACTCCTAATGAAGTTCGAATTCGCAGGGGTATGGTACCTATGGATGGCGGAGATGAAATTGTTCAATTAAAGCCACAACAGCAGGCGGAAATAAGAGCCCAGGCTGGAAATACCAGAACCAGAGATCAAGAGAGATCTAATAATTCCCCAGATATTTCGGGGGAAGCTAGAAATCCTCAAGGTGAAGGCAGACAGGTTGAGTAATACTACTCAACTGATTATTTGCCTTATATATAATAACGTTATAAAATTAAGCATATGAATATTGAGAAATCTCTATGGTCATCTAATGGCGACAATATTAATTTGTCTGTGCCATTTACTAAAGTCAATCGTGAAAAGCGTACAGTCTCTGGCTTTGCCACGCTAGATAATCTTGATCAAACTGGAGATGTTGTCACACAAGAAGCATCATTAAAAGCATTTGAATCTTTCCGTGGAAACATTCGTGAAATGCATGGATCAAGCGCAGTTGGCAAAATGGTTTCGTTCAAGCCAGAAACATACTATGATCCAGAAACAAAAGAATTTTATAACGGTGTTTATGTAGATGCTTATATTTCAAAAGGCGCACAAGATACATGGGAAAAGATTTTGGACGGAACTCTTCAAGGATTCTCAATCGGCGGAAAGATTATAGATTCAGAGAATGAAGTTAATAAGTCTACAGGCAAGCCAGTTAGATTTATTAAAGAGTATGCACTTATGGAGTTATCTGTTGTAGATTCTCCAGCAAATGAACTTTGTAACATCTTGTCTATTCAGAAGATGAATGGACAATTGCTATTTAAGGGCATTGCTGCCGAGACAAAAATGGAAAATATTTTTTATTGCCAGGAAAGCGATTCCGTATTTATGTCCACAGAAACAGAATACACATCGCCAGTTTCTGGAAAACCTGCAACTTTAATTGGTTGGGTAGAATCAAATGATACAAACAAAGCAAAGGAAATCGATAGAATTCTTGATTTGCACAAAAAGTCAAGATTAACGTTGCCTGATACAAACACAATTGCAAAACAGGCAAACGCAGAAGGAGGTAATGAAGTGTCAGAAAACACAGAAACACTAGCAGCAGTTGAAGAAACTCCTGCAGTTGAAGAAGCAGCTCCTGCTGAAGTAGCAGCTGTTGAAGAAGCAGCTCCTGCCGAAGAAGCAGCACCTGCTGAAGACGCTTCTGCCGAAACTCTGGAAAAAGCAGCCGACGTATCAGAAGTTGAGGTTGATGAACCTGATTTTGCAAAGATGCTTGGCGATCTAAAAGGCTTTTTCTCGGAAAC